GGTCAAGCGGGAGATCGTCATGACGACGAGCAGTTGGGAGCACACCAATGAGTAACACCACGAACCACCTCCAAGAGAGGGTTCTCCTGATGGGCGACTGCAGCATCCGAGGTACTGGAGACCATGTCGTCGCAGCCATGAATAGCCTGCTGCTCCGGGTAGCCGCCGAAGGCCTCTCCCTGACCGCCGCAGACATCCGCATCCGGAAGTACTACGACCGCAACTATCTCCGAGACGAGATTCTGATTACCTGGGACAGAGTCAATGACTGAGGAAGAACTGAGCGAGTCATTCTGGGAAACGGATGGCCTTGCCGATCAGATCTACGAGTTTCTCCGCCAGCACTTAGACCTCACTTCCGTGGAGATGATGGTGCGCAAATCAACGTCGCCCTACCTCGCCCGGGAGAGCTGGGATTGGGAATGACTAACCTGGCGGCGGCCCTTCGGGGGGCCGCGGCCGGTAAGCCGGCACACAACGTCAGGGTGCTCTTCTTTGACATCGAGACCATGCCCCACGAGGTCTACACCTGGGGTCTCTGGGACCAGAACGTAGCCATCAGTCAGATCATCAAACCGGGTCACGTCTTTGGCTTCGCGGCCAAATGGCTGGGTGAACCGAACGCGGCCTGGATATCCGACGACACTGTCGGCCATCAGGAGATGATCCGCTCGGCACACCAGCTGCTCACCGAAGCGGACATCGTTGTGACCTACAACGGGATCTCCTTTGACATCCCGCACATGCAGCGGGAGTTCCTGCTGGCCGGGCTACTGCCGCCCAAGCCCTACAAACAGATTGACCTGATGAGAGTGGCAAAGAAGCAGTTCAAGTTCGCCTCCAACAAGCTGGACTACATCTCCCAGCAGCTGGGCCTGGGCCGGAAGACCTCACACGAGGGCTTCGCCCTCTGGGTGAAGTGCATGGCCGGCGACGAGAAGGCCCTTCGCAAGATGGCCGTCTACGCCAAGCAGGACGTGAAGCTGACCGAGAAGCTCTACCACTACCTTCTGCCGTGGCTTACCAACGTACCCCACATCGGACAGATGGACGGTCAGGCAAACTCCTGCTGGGCATGTGGTGGCACGAAGCTCAAACGGGATGGCGTGGCACACGCCTTCGTGACCAGCTACAGGCTCTACCAGTGCCTAAAGTGTGGCGCCTGGGTCCGCGGAAACCAGCGACTGCAGGAGGCCACCTCCACCCGCCAGCAAAGGATCAATTCATGAGCGACTTGACATACGCTGCCACGGCCCGCTGCCCCTGCGGGGCGGGCCTGGCCTACAACAAAAGCTGTCAGTTGGAGGATACTCCGGCGAGATGGCCGTACAACGGCTATTGGGACTGCTCGGCCATCCTCCTTGGCTCAGCTAATCACGCAGTGCAGCACACGGCCCAGCTGCCGTTCGCTTTCTACAACATCAAATCCGAGGGCCAGCCCTCGGCGCGGGGCGGGACCACGCGGCCGTGATGACCATCAACCGTGAAGACGAGTGGAAGATAGAAGGGTTGGAAATGACCGCACCATTGGACAGTGATCTGTATCTGTCCCTGGAGCCGCTCGTCAACGACGTCGCAGCGAAGGAATGGGCAGGCTCTGGTATCTACGAGCTGGAGGACGTCGTGCAGGCCGTATGGCTGCACGTCATGGAGCACTGGGAGGAGTACGAGGACGCGGGTGGCGGGCTTGTCCGCACAATGGCCCGCCGCGCCGCGCGCACCTACTGCAAGAAGCAGCGGATCGACTACATGTACGCCAATGGGGCATTCATCTACACGCCGGGCATAGTCCGGCGGTATCTGGTGGAGACCGTCTTCTGTGACCCCGAGCACGCTTCGGATCTCGAGGCCCGGGCTGACATCGACGAGGCGATGGGGCACCTGCCCCACGCCCAGCGGCGCGTCCATCTACAAGAAGTACGCCCTGAAGGAGCCATTGCTGACTCCGGGGGAAAAGTCCGCGGAGTCCCGCGGCATTACGGAAATCACCCATCGTCTCAACACTGGTCTCCGGCTCCAGCCGGAGTTCCTCCCCTGAAAGGAATCACATGCAAACCGCCGCCGCTATCCTTGCTTTCCTACTCCTCCTCACCATCGGCTTCGTTGGCCTGACCCTACTGCTCTGGTGGCTGGTTCCGCTGGCCTTCCCGGCCCTGGTCTTCGGGCCTTGGAATGCCATGGCACTGTCCGGCCTCACCCTGATCTTCGCCGGCATGGCATCGACCAAAGTATCCAAGTAGCCCACAAACAAAAGCACCCCCTTCCTCTAGGGTCCATTACGGATCCCGGGAAGGGGGTTTTCTTTGTTTAGTCTGGTTTAGGAGGGATTCAGGTGCTCCGCGTTGGTCAGCGACGGGGAGCCGTCCGTGGCCTTCGCCACCAGGATGTTTTTGATCAGCGCGATGACGCCGGCAAGGGCAGCGACGTTCAGGGCCGCCACCCAGTCCACCCCGGTAAGGGTGGTAACCCCGGCGGTCAGCAGGACCGCCGTGAGTGCCTCAAGGAAAGAGAATGCAGACCGTTCAAGGACGGCCTTCCAAAATACGAGTGTGAACATGATGCTCCTTAGTGAACCAATGAGAAGACGATGCCGGCCACGTTCATGACGACCGAGATCGCGAGAGCGATCCCAGCGAGCCGGTAGTTGGCCGTGGCGCGGGAGTTGGTGTTGGTGCGCTCCCCGTCTGCATGGCCGCCCTCCAGCTTGTTCATGTAGTCGTAAAGCGGCTTGATCTGCGCTTCCAACTTCGTGGCGACCTCGTTGATTGACTGCGCCAACTTGTCCAACTCGCCCCGGAAGCGGTCTGGATACCCGACACGTTCGTTCTCGAACTGCGCGCGCAGCTTGTCCGCGTTCTCGTCCTTGTATGTCTGGATCTCCCGAGCGAGGGCGAGGGCTGCCTTATCTGCCTCGTTCTTGATCTCCAGAGCCTTTTCCCGCTCAATGGCCACCTCCGCATAGCGGCGGTCGCGCTCCAGCGCGAACTGTTTGTCAGCCTCTCGCAGCATTTTTAGGTGCTTGAGCAGACTCACTCGCTTGGACATTTACTTCTCCTTCTGGGTGAGCCGGGCCTCAAAGTCGGGCATGGCCTATTTGCCACCGAGCAACTTCACAAGTTCGTCACGAACAGCAACAGCGAGGCCTGCAGCGTCGATCTGCGCCGCGATCTCCGGGGCCGAAGCGGATGCGTCCACACGGGCCACAGCGTTGATCAGGTCAGCCCAGTACTGAGCCTTGGGCAGTGCGGGGGTGTCGGTGTTGGTGTTGATCTTGTCTAGAACGTTGAACAGGGTTGTGATTTGCTCCGGGGTCATGTCGTCCTCCTGGACGGGTGTGATCGTGCCTTCAGTGATGATGGTGCCGGTTCGTGCGGCCAGCCTGTCCCACGCCGCCGCGTCACCGTAGAAAATGTTCAGGTCCAGTTCCCGGCCCCAACCGGGCAGGTAGCCCGTGGACGTGAACTGCCACATGGAAACGACCATGCCGTCCGGGACACCGATAGGTCCGGCTGGTGGGTTGTAGCCGTCGATGCGCTGGTAACCGAGCGAATACCCGGCCGCCCAAATGGGGGAGTCCGCTTCGTAGCAGGGGCGCAGGTACTCCAGCTGGGAGACCGACCCGTACATCACGCACCGGACGCCGCCTTCGGACTCCACCACCCGCTTGAATTCCAGCGCGTAAGCCGAGTCGGTGACGTTGTCGCCCTCCCAATCGCAGAGCACGATGGCCTCGCCCAGGTAGCCCTGAATGTTGGTCAGGAAGTGGTGGGCCTCGTCCACGGCTGAGCCCTCACCCTGCCCGGGGTCGTGTACGAAATGGTTAGACGGCCAGTTTCTTCCCGGCGGCCTTCGCGGCTCGGTAATGCTGATCGCAGTAAGGATTCACGTAGGTGGTGCCACCAGTGGCCTTGATGATGACAAGGTCACCGGGCAACGCCCCCACGTCGATGCCTGCCTGCGCACTGGAGATGTCGAACCCGAACATGGCCATTACGGACTTCCTTTTTTTTGGGTGGTTACGGCAGTACTGGATCGAACGTCTGGACGCGGCAGGGAACCCAGGCGTCGAGGATGTTCACGTACTCGGTGGCGAAGAGGACTTCGATAGCAATGGTTCCCATGCCCGACATGGATCCGTCGGCATAGTTGGCGACGACGGTCAGGGTGATGGTGTCCGTCTGGATGCTGGGCGGGGCAATGAAGGAGACTGCGCTGCCTACGGCAGTCAGTGTGACCGCAGTGCCGGAGAGCTGACCGTAGGTCCACGAGGTGGGCGTGCCGGGCGCTGTAGCCGTCAGGCTGACGAGGGTCCACGGCTCCTGGCCGACGATGTCCACACCAAGGCTTGCTGAGCCCCCGGCAACAAGCTCTGCACGGTAGACCTGGACGTGAGCGGACCCTGTGGGGTTCGCCGTCAACTCGGCCCGCTGAACGTGGATGGTGGCCGGCGAGGCCAGTATCTCACCCCGATATGCGCGGATGGTTGCCATGGCTGGCTCCTAGGTCTGGTTGCCGGTCAGGCGGATTTGCAGGTCGTTGCGGGCGGTGATTGCCGACGTCTCACTGGTGGTGGTGGTGAACTGGAAATCCGTGATCGTGACGGTCAGGCTAAACTGCCGGGTGGCGATCAGCGTAGTGCCCTGCATCAGGGCCACGTCGAGCGTGCCGGCTATGGCGGTGTCGATGTTCCCTCTCACCTTCACCGTTACCGGGCCGGTGTCCAGGGTGCCGTTCATGGCCAGTGTGATGGCCGCAGCAACCGGGTTGGCCGGCGTGATGATGTAGGTGGTGTCGATCTCGTCAGCCAGGGCAGCCGCAGGGCTGCCAGCCCCTCCGACGTCGGACCAGACTCCAGGGTTGGATACCGTGGAAGCGGGCCGCAGCGAGGAAACCGACGTAATGTGCGGCCCAAGCAGCGCGGTGGTGGTGTTGTCGATCTTCAGCGAGTCGTAGAATATCTCGAGGTTGCCCGTGGTGCCGAGCTTGCCGAAGTTGACGCTGGCCAGCGCGGTCGTGAGCAGGTTGGCGTTCGTTGCGGTGAACATCGTCTGGATCGGAGTGGTGGAGTCCAGGGAGTAGTAGGCGAACCAGATTCCGCCAGTGGTGGTGGTGGTGCCTACCTGATGGGCGATCTCAACCCGGTACCAGGTGTCCAGAGCCAGCGCCAGGCTGGTGTAGAGCACTGCGTTGTCAGACTGGGAGACCTGCAGCGTCTTGGCGGTTGTCAGGTTGATGGCGCCGGCGAACAGGGTTGCGTTGCGCACGGAGAAGATCTGTTCGGCCACCGAAGGGGCCGACGGAATCCGGATGTAGAACCGGCTGGACATCGTGGTGGAGGCAGTGAAGCTGCCCGTCCACACGAACGTGGAGCGCACCCCGACGCCGTTGATGTGGTAACCGACGGTGCCGTGGCTGGCTGTGGCTGTGAACTCCCAGACGCCAGCGCCGGACGCCTGATCGGCGGAGTCGAAGGCGTCACCGGAGAGCCCGCCGGTGTTGGCGATTGTGGCCGCTACGCCAGCGGTTCCGCCGGCGGCGGTATTGCTAAGGGTTGTCATGCCAGTCCTTGAGTGTTAGTAGCGGATTCCGCCGTTGGCTACGGTGAGGATCTCGCCGTTGTCCTCGTACTTGTTGGTGGTGTACAGCCCGGTCACCTTGGCGCCGGTGGTTGACGACGTCGGCCGGATCGGGTACTCGTTGCTGAGGGTTCCGTTCCAGTAGTAGAACGCAGTCCGCCGGATCGTGTTGTTCTGGAAGACGTAGACGCCGTCCTTCAAGTTGCCGGACATGCCGCCGTTGGAGTACCAGTTCTGCTCGACGATGACGTTGTTGTCCAGCGCCTTCATGAGCACACCGCCCCAGCTGTTGCACTGGATGAGAGTGCCAGCACCCTGGATGTGTCCGACACCGTCGCCGTTGGTCTGTGTGAACGTTCCGGGCTTGGCTGTCAGGTCAGTGGAAAGCGATCCGCCCGCGTAGGCGGTCCCGTCCGGGTCCGGATAGGCCCGGTCGTCGCCGAGCTTGACGGTTCCCTGCAGGTAGTTGCCGATGATGTGGACGTAGCCACCGCACTGGAGCTGGATCAGGTCGTTGTGTGTGCCGTCGGCGTGCGCCGGCTCAGGGGCCCAGTAGATGAGTTCATGGATCCAGCTGCCCTCCACCTTCAGGCGCGAGCCCTTGGTGGTGGATGAGGTGTCGGTGTTGTAGGAGCCGATGCCATCGTTCGTGTTGTAGATGTTGCAACGCTTCACCCAGGCGTGGCCGTCAATGCCGTCCCGGTAGTAAGAGGGGCGCTGCGCGTAGATCGTGCAGTCCTCGAAGTATGGGACGCCGTCCCATGGGGCGATGTCGGTAACCCGGGAGAGAACAGTCGCCGAACGGCAGTCCGCTACAGCGTCCTGGCCTGTGGGCCAGTTCGTCCCGCCGCGGAGGCGGCAGTTGATGAACTGCACGCCGGGAGCCTGTATGTTCAGGTCGCCATAGATGTCCAGGTTGGCGAAGATTGTATCGGCCGTGGTGATGTTCAGCACCGCACCGCCCGTGTTGTACGGGGTCAGGGTGATCCCGGCAATGACGCCGGTATTGGTGGCGTCCGGCTTGTACGTCCCGCTGACCAGCGCATCCCGAGGATTGGTTCCAGTGGACGTGGGGGCCGGAGTGGGATCGGGCGTGGTCGTGGCGGTGGGAGTTGTCGTGGTCTTCCTGCGCGCCCAAACGTTCCCGGCCGTCTGGGCGTAGGTGTATGCGTCACTGCCGGTCACGGGGTCACTCTTCGGATCCACAGATCCGTCGGGTAGGCACCTGCGGTGCCGGAAGTAACGCGGGCCGGCTCGGTCCAGCAGACCCAGAGCACGAGTACCGTGGTGTCCGACGTCGGCCGTGCCGGGATGACTCCCGTAGTCGGATCCTGGAGGACGAAGTTCACCTTGCCGGCGGCGGTTGAGGGCGGGATGACCAGGTCTTTCCATGCGGCAGTGCCAAGGGTGTTGCCAAGCCACTGGCCGTCCGTGCCGGCAGGGAGGCCGGCGGAGGTGTTTGCAGCAGCCAGCTCGGCGGCAGCTTGGGCTGCCACGGCAGCTGCCAGCACGCCCTGGAAGGAGTTCATGTAGCCGGAGTATGCGCCGCCCACCCACATGACCTGCGAGAGCACGGCCTGGAAGGCCGGGGCGAAGCCGCTAGGGCCCACCAGGACGGGGTTTGCCAGCGGGAGACCGTTGGGGTCCACAAGCGACAGCGGGGTCACATGGTTGGTGTCGGTCGGGTTGTAGAAGGTGGCGCTCGCGTTGGTCAGGACATGGTTGGGGTTGTCCGCGTCCACCACAAGCTGGGTTTCAAAGGCGTAGAGAGTCATTGTGCTTTCTTTCCGTTACCAGCCGACGGCGATGAAGTCGACCCGGTGCTGCAGGTTCGGGGCCAGGATCGGCCCGGCACCGTTCTGACTGCGCCACACGCTGTAAACCACGTCAGCCGGGCCGCCGGTGCCGGAGATGCCCCAAAAGGCGTTATTGCCCTCAACGGTGTAGAAGGTTGCCCCGGCCGTGGCTGAGTTGTCGCCATTCATCAGGAACACAGTGAGCAGTCCACCGGGGAACGATTGCGGGAAGGTCAATCGGGCATACCCGACCTGGTCTGTAGTCAGGATCGCGGAGCCAGCTTGGATAAGAAAACCCGGGACCAAGGCCGGGTTGCCGCTGAGGGCACCGCCGACGCCGAAAAGTGAAGTGGTCCCCATGGGGGACGAGGAGATCCACGAGGGATTGCCATTGACGTCCGGAACGCACAGCCACATGGCACCGTTGATGGTGACCTGAGCACCGAGCTCCTTCAGGAAGGTCAGGGCCAGAACATCCTTGGCTACCATGCCGCCGTTGCGGGCCCAGCAGCGCAGGGGCACAATCTCCTGAACCGCCGTCTGGCCGGCGGTGAACCGGATCAGCGCGATGGGCTGGTCGTCAAGAGTTCCGGGAGTGGTGTTCCTGGCTGGGAGCGCCTTGGCCGCCGAGCCTGCGATGATCACGAAGGTGGTTGCACCGCCGATACCCGACCAGTTGCGTCGGGCCACTACCATGTCCCACCGGTCGCCCGAGGAGACCAGGCCGCCCTGGAGCGACACGGTGGCGTCGGAGGTGTCCAGGACTCCGTGGCCCCAGCCGGAGCCGACCGAGATATTGATGCCGCGGTCCATGGTGGTAAGAGCTGAGACCCTCCAGTCGTCGGTGCCGGAAATGCCGTAGTGCGCAATGCCGACGCGCGGGACAAGACTTGCCCACTGCGTTTCGTTGACTGTGCCGTCATAGCCAACACTGGTGATAGTCATTTACTTGCTCACCTTCAGGTCTGTAATGCCCTTCTTCAGCCGGGCGAGGAACTTTGCGATAGTGCGGTCGGGGCTGTCTTGGATATCCCCGATCACGGGGGTTGCGACGTAGCCCTCGTCGCGTGTGTAGCTGAGCGTTACCTCACGCAGCACGTCTGTGCGGGTAACGAAACCGAGGTCGATGGTGACCTGAGCACCGACGACGAGGCCGTCTGTGCCGTACTGGTAGTGCTCTGTCTCTGACAGGCTGACTGCGAACCCGGACTTCGGGGCGCTCTCGTCGAGCGACTCCTGGGCGCGGGACGCCAGAATGGCCAAGGTGTCCGCGTCACGGGCATCCCTGAACAGTTCAAAGATGTCGTTGTGGGCCACCTCCAGGGCGGTGTCCCGCACGTCGGTGAAAACCCGGGCGACTCCGTCCCCCGTACCGCCTGCCACAACGTGGGTTGCGATGGGATCCTCGGAAGCCCAGGACCAGCTATCAACGACCCCTGACGCCTCTGTGAGCGTCCTGGGAAACACTGGTGGTACAAATACGTCACAGACGATTCCTGTGCCCACCTGCTTGAACGTGACGCCGATGCCGGCCTTTTCAATGGCCGGGAACAGCCGCTCGTAGAGCGGGTGGAACCTCAGGGATACGCCGTCGGGAACGGTGGCTCCGCGGTTGCCGTTGGTGGCGCAGGTCACGGCCATACCCAGGCGGGTGATCATGTTGGCCATAACGATGTTCTTGACGATCGTCTCTGCGTTGCCGATGTAGACCCCGTACTCGGAGGTCTGCGCGGTGAGCGCAGCCCCTGGTACCGGGTAGCCGATGATCTGGTGCAGCAGCCGGAAGTCGTCCTTCACGTAGAAGGTCAGGGTGCTCTGGATGGTTGGGCCCTCCGCTTGGCGAAGGTTGACCTTGCCACTCATGAGGAACTGGCCCCGTAGGGACAGGACTACGCGGGCTCCATCTGCCAGCAGGAAGGGCACCGCGTGGTGCTCCGTCTCCACAACGATGGTGGCGGTGCCGGTCTGGTTGAACCGGGGTGTGGCAACCAGGGAGATGGGGTCACCGATGAATGCCTTGAAAGCGAAGCTCTTGTCGTAGACGGCGATCGTGAACGGATTGTCCATATCACCACGCCCTGTAGTAGAGCGGCGTGAAGCGTGCTGCTATCTCGCCGGTACCCGACATGCTCAGGCTTAGGTTGACCGTCTGCTTTGGAGGCAGAGGGGCGAAGTCGATGGCGCCGAGGGAGCCGGTCATATCGACAGTGAGCTCCCCGCCCACCGGTCCCTGCATGGCCTGCTGGGCCCGGGGGTCGGTGTCGATCTCAAGCATCTGTCCATCGGCGATGGCGAATGGGATGGTGATGTTCCGGCCGTTGACGCCGACAGTGGCCGAGCTGATCGGCCCGTAGATCTGCCAGAGCACGTAGGTCTGGACGTCTCCAGGGTTGTCGATCGCGGCCTCTGCCAGCGTGCCGCCCGGGGAGATGTAGAACGATGGGGCGCCGGTGCCGCCAAAGAACTGGCTGGACGTACCGGGCGACCACAGGCCGCCCAGGGGATCGCCTTCCCAGTAGGGCTGCTCCGCGTTGAGGGTAATCCCGTAGTTGGACCAGCCCTCCAGGACCGAGTCATGGTTCATGGAGAAGTCGGTGTCGTCGGTGAAGCGCAACTGCAGCCGGCGCTGCCGGCCGTCGGGGGTTATTACCACCCAGGTACCGGTCCTGGTCGGGTCCATGGTGCCCCAGAAGGCACTGTCCCTGGCGATCCAGTCAGCACTGCTGGTGCTGCAGAAGACCTGCAGCGGCCAGAAGACCGGACGGACATCCACGGTTGACCCACGCCACCGGGCGCCCGGCACGGATGCGTGGGCGGCCCGGTGGTGGATGATCGGTGGCATGTTCAGTCCGCGGACGCCTGGCATCAGGACCGTACCGTCGGACTCGTCCGTGAGGGTCCATTCGGACCCGTCCCAGCCGATCCATTTCATGGTGAGGCCGAACCAGTCAACGTTGGTCGGCGCGACGGGCAGGACGGCACCAAAAATGAGGCCCATTGGTTTGCTCCTTTAGTGGATGCCCTCGAGTGAGAGAGCGTCCCGCTGCAATGCCCTCAGCTTCCTGATGGCGCTTTCGGGATCGACGGTGTTGATGGTTCCGACAGTGACGCTGGTGTTGGTGGTCCGAGTCGGGACGGTGGATCCGCCAGGAGTGCCGTTGGCAAGGCTGGTTGCCCGGGTGAGCTCGAAGCCGAACTTCTTGGCAACCTCACCGAGGATGGACAGGGACCGTGGCCGCTTGGAGGCGGCCAGCGGGATGTATGCCTCGCCGCCGGTCTCGGGTTCCGCAAAAAAGCGGAGGACCGATGATGGCCGGAACAGCCCCGCGGTGTGGTTCTCGACCCCGCCGTTGGCGAAGGACTTGACCCCTGCCGGGAACTGGCCCTTGAACAGGTCGCTGAACTGCCGGACGGTCTGGAAGAGACCGCCGTCGGCATTGGTTCCGAAGCGGCCGTTGCCGGATACGTCGCCGTTCAGGTCGGACAGCTGGGAGCGGTCCACGATGGCCTTGAACATTACGGTGCGGTCATAGGCCGCGGCGTCCAACGCCGCCCTGGCGACCTCGATAGAGGTGCCGTCTGCGACCGCCTTGATGAGGGCCACATAGTCAACGGCAGCGCCGTTGCGGATCTGGATGACAGCCTCGGCCAGGCCAGGGACGCCATCGGCGACCCTGAGGATGGACGTAAAGTCGCCCGCGACCCACGTCTTGTCGGTCTGGTTGAGCAGTGCTGTGATCGTCGCCTGGGCAGGCTCCGGCAGGGCGCCTAGCGTAGCGTCCCAGGTGTGGTTGACGTAGTCGGTGGCTGCCTGTACCGGATTTTGGATGGCCTCCATGGCCTTGTCCGGGTTGGCGTCGAGATAAGCGACGAAGTCCTTGCCGTCGAAGGTCCCCTTGAGGACCGTCACCAGGTTCTGGGCCCGGGCGGCTGCCTCCGTGGCGCCGTCGAGGGTGACCTTGAGGACCCAGTCGTGGCCGAAGACGGCGTCCCACTGGCCCTGGACCATATCGGCTGATACGCCTGAGGCCACGGCAAGGGCGTTGTAGTCGCCCTTGTGGTCGTTGATGAACGCCTGGGCCTTCTGGAAGGCCCCTGTGGCGGTGTCGCCCTGCTTGATGGCGGCATCGTAGGCCGCCTTGGCGCCGGCCCAGACGTTATTGACCTCGTCCACGAGTGCCTGGTTGACCTGCAGCACGGCCTTGTTACCGCTGGCGACGTTGAGGAACCCGTTTGCGCCAAAGGCCGCATCGCCGAGATTCCGCATCTCTCCGGCGACCGGTATCACCGAGTCCTTGATGTCGTTGAAGCCCTTGACGTAGGCACCCAGGGTCTCAGCTGCCGCCTGCGCGGCGTTGGTGCCGAGCAGGATCTCGAAGGTCTTGCGCATCGCGTCGATCTTGGACTGGCTGCTGGAGAAGGTGTCCGACAGTGTGGCGGACGCCTGGGCCGCGGCACCGAGTGCCTGGGCCGTAAGGCCCGACTGGGCGGCGAGGGCCCTCTGGCTGGTGGCCTGCGCGTCAGTTTGGATGCCCGCTGCCTTGGATGCTTCGGCGTTGGCCTCGTTGGCAATTTGCATTGCGTCGAGGCTGTCCTTGTTATCGTTGAGCGCGTCGCGCAGCTTCTTGGCCGCACCGGCCTGATCGGCCATCGCGGCCGTCGGGGCACCGGACGGGGTGTCGCCGGCAAACTGCTGCTGGGCCGAGACGGCCTTCGCGGCCGCCGCCTGGGCGTCGTCGTAGGTGGAGATGGCCCCGGAGATCTTCTTCTGAAGATCGTCCCAGGCGGACCCGCCCTTGACGATGGCGTCCGTGACTTCCTTGTTGCCGATCCCGAGCTTCTTCGCGGCATCGTAAGCGCCGGAGGTGACGAGCTTATTGATTGCAACCTTGGTCGTGGCCAAACCCACGGCGCCGGCCACGGCACCTGCAGCCTTTGCATCCTCCTGGAGGGCGGCTGCGTATTCACTGGCGTAGGGGGCGGCGGCGTGCTGGGAGGTTGCGAGTGCGGTGATGCCGAACGCGATCAAACCGGTGAGGGCGGCGAGGACAATGCCGACGACCGGTACCATCAGCTGCACCCTGACGGCCGAGATAGCGGCCGTGACGCCGAAGGCTTCGAGGGCTGCTGCGGCAAGCGGGACGACCGTGCTGGCGAACTTGAACGCCGTGCCGAGCGAGAGGATAAAGCCCGCCATTGCGGCGAGGTTAGGGAGCGGCAGGCTGGTAACCATGGTGACCGCCACGGCGGCGAAGGCAGCCATGAACCTGATCACAGGCACGAGGCCGTCGCCGATTTTCTGTATGCCGCTGGCGAAAGCCGGGATCACCGTTCCGGCAACGGCCCCGAGGGCCGGGCCGAGGATGTTGACGACGGTCGTGCCGAACTGGATCAGCCCGGGCAGGAAGGGCGCCAGTGCCGACCATGCCACGGTCAGGACACCGGCTAGCTGCTGGAACAGGTTCTGGAACAACGGCCCCGAGTCGGTGGCCACCTGGCCGAGGACTTGCCCGACCGTCTGGAGGATTGTCGCAACCGATGCTGCAGCCGGGCGTAGCGCAATGAACATGCTCTGGAGCCCGGTCAGGAAGGCCGTCAGGCCAACGCCCACTAGGGGGCTGGAGAACACATCGCCGATATCGGCGACGAGCGCCGCGAGGGCGTGCGCCGAGCCAACGAGGGTATTCTTGACCGTCACTGAGAAGGTGTCCATCGCCGGGCCGAGGGAGCCGAGGGACTTGAAGAAAATATCCGAGGCCTGTCCCGCGCCCTCGAAGATCGCCTTCATGTTTTTCTGGAAGCGGGGGCCGGAGGTGACCGCGTCGAGCTTGGCGAGCGCATCGGCGAAGGAATGCAGGGTGAGAGCACCGGCGGCCTGGGCCGCCTGGCCGATGTTGCCCCAGACATTGATCAGGGATACGCCGGCGCCGAAGAGGTCTTTCATGCCCTGGACGCCATCAGCTACCCAACGGTGGAGGGTGCCGTCAGCGGCGATCTTCGCGGCCCAGGTGCTGAACTTGGCGGACATGTCGTTGAAGGCCCGCCCGATCTCTGGGAAGGCGGTCGAGCCGGCTACCGCAAGCGCGAGGAACCCGTCCATGAAACTCGACAGGCCTGTCTGTGCGACGTCGAAGCCATGGGACAGGTTGTCAAAGAAGACCTTGACCCCGTCCTGCTTGGTGAGTTTGGTGAAAGAGTCGAGGAGGGAGGAGAAGACACCCCCGAGGGAACCGGACAGTTGCCCGAGCCCGGACCCCACGGCAGGCAGGGCGGTCTCTACAAAGCGCAGCATACCGTCGCTTGCCTTGTCCCAGAAGTTCGCCGAGACCAGCTCGCGGATGCTGGCGAAGACCGGCTTGATCTCTTCGGCGGCCTTCCGGCCCGCCGGAGACAGCCTTTCAAGGGCCTTTGTATCGCCGTTGACGGCGGCACCGAAGTCCTTGAACACACCCTTCATGACGACCATTACTGCACCGAGGCCGAGGAGCATCGCAGGAGCCATCACGGCGGCCATGCGGACGACCTCACCCAGCCCATTGCCGAGGGAGAACGCGTCGCTAGTCAGGGACACGATCGAGGAGGATAGCTGGGAGACCCCGAGCACGGCAGCTGCCACGATGGGCAGGTTACGGTCGAGGGTGCCGATGGACTCAGCGAACTCCTGGGCCCACCTGCTGGCGGCCCTCAGGCCGGTGAGCTTGGCGGCGGCCAGGACGAGGCTGGAATCGTTCATCTTGGCAAAGATGTTGACCGTCTGGTTCTTGGTCAGGAGCTTGATCGCGGCCAGGGTGACAAGGAAGTCCGACTGGGCGATCTCGGGCTTGATCTTGAGCTTGTTCTGCTCGGCTGCCTTGATCTTGGCATCGACGATGGCCAGCTGCTCACGCAGCGCGGCCTCGTCAAGCGTTGTCTCGATGTGGATCTTGTGGTCGATATGGAGAAGCTCTTCAATCCTGGCCTTAGCGACCCGGAGCCCGGCCTCGTTGTCGTCGTAGTCGATCCGGACGGTCAGGGTGCCCAGCTCTTCCTCAAGCCTGGCCTTGGCGAATGCCAGTTCCAGGGGGTTGAGGTTGACGCTGATCTTGACGGCGCCGACCTTGGCCAGTTCTGCGTCGATCTCCGCGATTGCCTTTTCCAGGCCGGCACGGTCCTGGTTGTAGGAGATATCGACCTTCATTACGGGCTTTGATGCCTCCAGGAGGGCCTTGTACTTGGCCTCCTCCCTGGACAGTGATGCCTCGTCGGTCTTGAACTCGATGGTCTTCTCAAGCTTCTGCCGGCGGATGGCGTCGATCTTCGCCAGGACCTCCCTATAGCCCACTTCGTCCGGGGAGAAGGTGATCTCGACATTGGCGTCCTTGGCCATAGCGGCCAGATCGGCCTGCGCCTTGGCGATGCTGGCGGCGTCCTTCAGGTCAACCGGGATCTCGATCTTCTTCTTGAGCAGGGCCTCGAGCTGCTTCATCCCGGCGCGGACAGAGTCGTAGTCCAGACCGACGTTGAGCGTTATCTTGGTCCGCTCGGCTTCCTTCTTGGCCTTCTCGACGTCCACCTTGACCGCGGTGGTGTCGGCCTCGATCTTGATCTTGACAGTGGCTTCCACGCCAGCGAGCTCTTTGTTGATCGCGCGCTGTGCATCACCACGGAATCCGCGGGCATCCGGGCGCACCTTGATGGCAACGGCACCGACAAGTTTGAGGTCAGCCAAGGGGGAATCCGTTCTTTCTGAAGAAGTCGAAGTTGTCCTCGTACTCCTGTTCGGCGGGCTTTATAGCCCCTTCAGTCCAGGCGGACGGACCTATCTGCTCGAACTTCGGTGGCCCGTCAGGGCCCCACGTTCCGGAGATAGCGGTGTTGAGATTGATTGCGTTGATTTCCATAGCGACCAGCCGGCGATCCAGGGTCCAGACACGGTGGTCCATGATCGCTTCCATGCGGGGATCGGGCTTGGGTTTGTCGGTTACTTCGGGAGGGTTCTCTTCGCGATCAACAGTGACGGCGGCGTAATAGCGGGATCCCTCGGGGAGGTTCCGGAGCATGGCGAAGATGATGGCGATAGAGGAAAAGACCTCGCCAGCAATGAAGCTGACGAGGTCAAGTCCCCAGAACTCCTTGAGATCAAGGTAGATCTCCTCGCCGTACTCGTCGATCAGCTCTCCGAGGGCGAAGCTTCCCCCGGGCTGGTCACTTCGGAGTACTGCTCGAAGAGGTAAAGCCAAATGCCCAGGTCTTCCAGGCCAGCCCACTTCAGAAGCGCGGCGTGGTCCCCCCTGGTGCGCTCGGCCGCCTTCAGGGCGTCCGACATGACGCTGATCATCAGCTGGGCCTGGTCTACGTCATGCCCCTCCGGAAGGTCTTCCGTGCGCTTCTTCAGGTCCATCGCGTCATTTATAGCGCGACGCTTGACCTTCGGGAGCCGGAGTACGGGGCGGAAACCGAGGATCCTTCCGTCTTCGGTTTCAACTTCAAAATCGGGGTACTTGGCGGCCGCGCCTTTGCGCAGGTCGTCCAGTGAAAGTGCGGACATTTACTGACTCCTTCATGGAAAGCGGACGGTCTAAAGGGGCCCACGGGGCCGGGGTCCGCACCCGGCCCCACGGGGGCTTGTTTACTACGGAGCTGCGATAGCCACGGGAGGGGGCGGACGTGTAGCCCGAGCCTCCGTTGGTGACGTTGATCGCAGTCACCACGCCGTCGGTAACCACTGCAGTTGCAGCGGCGAGTGTGCCGCCACCTCCGGAGAAGGTAACTGCAGGAGTCGCGGTGTAGCCCGAACCGCCGGAAACGACCGTGACCGAGGAGACGGCGTTGGCCGTGACAGTCGCGGTAGCGGTAGCGGTCGAGAGGATGACAGCAGGGCTGATCCACTCGAAGGGCCAGTCGTTGGAGCCGTAGTTGAGCGGGGTGACCTTCAGCGACAGCTGGGCCAGGTTTTCGGTGTCCGCAACGGTCAGGTCGTCCGCGCGAAAGATCGAGACCCTGGGGGCGTAGATCCCGGCCGTGGACTGTCCGTCATAAAAGACGACCATCCAGGCGACTTCTGTCGGGACAGGGTTGGAAGGGACGCGGACGTTGCCGGCGACGATAGCGGCATTGGAACCGTAGTAGAGCAGCAGGCCAGGGTGATCGAACTGGAGCAGCTTCATAACGAACGCTTCAGTACGGGCTGCGATGGTCTGGCGCAGGGTCTTGTTCTGCAGCGACCGCAGGGTGGTGGTGTCGCCACCTTCCGAGCTGCCGGCAAGAATGTCCTGAATGGAGGTGTGGCCAACTTCGGTCCACGGACTTGCGGGATTTCGCAGGTCGGTGGCGATTGCAGTGCCAACAGGCGCCGTGTAAAAGTGGCCGGTGCCAACCTTCAGCACGGCAGTGTTGTCAATTGCCATGAGATTTCTCCTTGAAGGGGCTTGGCCCCAAAAGAAAAGCCCTCAGCTATTGCTGGGGCTTGAAGCGGTTTGTGATCGTGCTCTGGGCCGGAGGTCGGACGAGCAAGCGGAAGATGGACTCATAACGAACCGCCCCCTTGGGGAGCGATGCGTATTGGACCACCGTCGTTGAGGTCTGCCAATCGGAGACCTTTGCGGGGTGAGTTGAAGCGACGATGACCGCGAGATGACCGCAGCCGGGGTAGGAGGTCTGGCGCTGCTGCGCCAGGCGCAGGGCGTACCTGCACGCCTCTTGGAGCTCCTCGCCCTCCTGGTCCGCATCGACGCCCTCTGTCACGGTGCTGACCATGAGGATGGCCGGCTGCATGAAACGGTCGTCGCGGGTCGCCAGGGCCAGGGTGCCCGAGCGGCGGTCGCGTCGGGACACGATGGCCGGGGTGAGCATGTTCTCGGAGAAGGTGGTATAGACGTGGACGTCCATGCCGACGAAGTATTCCTCGAAGATCCTGCGGGACAGCTCGTCAATGGATCCGAAGTACGGGAGGTCATTCATTAGGCCCCCCGGTACTTACCGACCGCGCGCTTCATGACGCCGCCAAGGATATGGAGGCCGTCGTGGTGGACAGGCGGCTTGAGCTTCTTGCCGAAGGCGGTCGTCTGGGTCCAGCCGAACTCGATGGACATCGCGGAGCGGTCGCCCGCGTTCCTGCCTGACCGGCCCTCGCCGCCGGGATCTGCATCCCGGAGATAGATGTAGGAGTCAAGCGTGCGCGGGGGCGCACCCTCGACTTCGATATGGGCGTGGCCCGTGCGGTGGTGGAGGGATAGCTCCATGGCGGCCTCGCGGCCCATGCCCATCGCCTTGCCGAATACCGCCTGGCGGACTGGCTCCATGTGGGAGACGGTGTCTTCCACGGAGCCTTTGCCACGAGCCGGGCCATACCATTCGATGTTGTGGTCGGGCACGGCTACTCCTCGAGTTTGTTGCGGGAGCGGATGATGAACTCGACGTGCTGAGTAGCCCGGGACAGTCCAACGGAGAAATGGGGAGGGGACGCCAGGTCCCACTCTTCCCCGCGGAAGACGAGGCGGGCCCAGGAGCCGACCGGGGCTTTGCGGGTCATGATGTAGAGGAGCTTCACCGACACTTGGCCGGCGATCTCCGCATCGCCCTGACGCTGGGCCGTGGCGTAGACGCGCACCGACACCGGGGTGTCGGACGGGATCCGCACCTCGTCGCCGCGTGCGTTGTGTGTCAGGACTTCGGGGTAGATGAGCATCACCTCAGGACCGTGATCAAGCATCCTGGAGCGCACCATTACCAGTACCCGAGCGGGAAGGGCTTGTTGGATCCCCAGTCAACCGGGGCGTAGCCACGGTCTAGGGGATTCATCTGTGAGCGCTGAACGGGCTGATCCGACTTCGTAACGCCCACGGAGCGGACGTTGCCTTTATGGCCGAGGGCCTTGACGACCGTGACCTCGCCGGCGGTCAGAGCGCAGCCTGAGCTGTACTCCGTTGGGCGCTTGAACGTGACCATGTCGCCGCGTTCAAAGTCGAAACCTGCCGGGTTCAGGAAGCCCCGGGTAGCCGCCGCCACCGCAATGGTGATGGCGACTGCCGGAGCGGTCTCAGCAGTCCAACCGGGCTGCTGAGCGTAGAACCTGACGAGGTTCGAGGCCTCTTCGAGGACGGCCATGGCCAGCTCGATGTCGTCGAGCGTTTCGATCGGCTCGCCAATGCGGGCCGCGAGCTGCGCGACGGTTCCAAGTGCTGGCACTGGTTACTCCTACGGGGCAGCGACGGTAACGGTCGGGTCGGAGGTGTATCCGGAGCCCGCGGCGGTAACTGCGATAGAGGTGACCTGGCCGTTGAGGATGGTCGCAACAGCAGTTGCGAGAGTGCCACCGCCACCGGAGATGGTGACCGCCGGGGTGGAGGTGTAGCCGAAGCCCTGAGCGGTAACCGTGACCGAACCAAGCGTGTTGCCGGAGCGGACAGCCAGGGCCGTAGCAGCTGCCTTGGAGCCGGGGTAGTTGCCACCGAGCGGGAAGGGTTCGCCAACGACCGAGGGACCGGTGATCGGCTGGAGGTTGTAGGCCTTGGCGAGGAAGGAGGCTGGGTCGCCGCCGGGGGTTGTGGTGGATCCGTCGCCGGGCTTCTTCTCGATGGCCGAGGTGGTAGCCTTCAGGGCCAGCTTCACGCCACGGACGAAGTACCTGTCGGAGGAGACGATCTCACGGGAAGATCCGTCGTAGACGGCCAGGAGATCCTTCACGTAGGAGTAGCCGGCGTAGCAGTCAAAGACCGAGCGGTCTGTCAGGTACGCGGTGTCGTAGTCCATGAGCCAGCGAAGGGCCCAGCCACCGGCGGAAGCCTGTGCGCCGAAGGGCACGGACTGCGGGATGGACGGCACGCCGGTGAAGACCAGGAAGCCGGAGCCCGCGTACATGTAGGCCTCGTCGGCGGCGATGTGCGTCGAGGAGACGAACTTCACGCCGGCGATGGTGCCGAGAGTGGCCGTGGTCAGGGCGGAGTCGCCCGTGGCCTGGTCCTTCAGGAAGCGGTTGGACTTGATGATCTGCTCTTCAAAGTCCACGCCGCACACGCAGTACAGGGTCTCGCTCGGGGTCCTCATGAGGCGGATGGCCTTTTTGGCCTCCACGACGGCGTTGTAGAAGACTTCCTGGTTGGCGGCCTTGGCGTCGGCCAGCCCGGTCGTGTCGTTCTTGACCAGAACTACACGCTCGTAGGGCGCCTTGAGGATCTCGTTGAGCACACCGTGCTCGAGGTAGGATGCGATCGCGATGGACTGGGCGGAGATGAGGTCGCCCCAGCCGTCCTGGAAGTCCCAGTCGCGCTGTTCGTCCGTCATCTTGATGGCAGAATATGGACGATCAGCGGAGATAGTCAGGGTCACGACTGTCTCCTGATAGGAGTCCGTGATGATGGGCTGGCTGCGGTCGTTGCGCGCCGTGTAGGTGCGGACGGGGACGGTGCCACGCACTCGCTGGGAGATTGTGTCGCCGGCGGACGCGAAGAAGGTCTTCATGTCGTTGCGCTTGGTGACGGTATTGGCAATTGACAATTCGTCACGAAGGGCAGACACAGCCGCCTGGACAAGCACTGCTGGCTTGACCCTGAGGCTCGGTGTGTAAGTCATTTCTGATCCCTTTCAGGGCATGAAAAAAGCGCCCGGAGGCGCTGGAGAAAGTTGGGTTTGCTAGAGGCGGGTGGCCTTGTATTTTTCCCATTCATCGAATCCGGTGGTCTCGCCGGGCTTGATGCTTGGGTTCTGGCCCCCGCGGGGGACATGCTGCGTCACGAC